TTTATTCTTATGTACAAATTCCTCATTAGTAAGTTGTCGCAGGGTAGCAATAGCTTGTCTTAGCTCTGGGGGACAACTTTCATCAAGTGAATATAAATAATCTACTGTTTTCTGAACTGCACTGTCTAATGGTTTAGTAGTCATGAGGTTGTCTCCAAGTTATAAGTTTTCTCATCTACTTTTCTTACTCTCCATTCATTCTCTGATAATTCAGGGTCAAGAAAAATCTTCAACCCCATAATACTTTCAAAGTTCAAATATTTTGCATCTAGTTGTTGTGCGATGTCTCTATAGGCTGAGTGGTGCATAGCAAGTATTTCGGGTCTATCAACATAACTTAGTCTAAATAAATCAACTGCAATAGCGATTTCTCCCTGACTTATCGGTCTATTGGTAGTTACATCAATTACTATTTTCTTAATAGTTTCGGGTTTTCGCACAACTTCTAATGGTTTACCTTGTGACCTCTTAGCGTTCATGATATACCCCTTTCTTGGTGTCTAAGTTTAACCCACATCGCTGTGCCTAACCGAAGTGAGTTTATGCTCGTATGGGTTTTGTTTAATGGCTTCTAAAGCATTTTTGCATTGTTCGGCGTTCCACATACCTATATGGCACTCATCACTTGTTAAGTTTAGTATTCGTTGCAACCAGCCATATACAGACCCTCTAGCACGTTTCTTTGAGCGTTCTTGGTTCTGCCACAGTGGGTCAATTTGAGCGTGTACAAGGCTTCTATATTTCTTATCCTCATCATTTGGCACAGTCCCAAGTGGTTTGCCGTCTGGGTGAGCACCAACTGAACCACGACATTCAGGGAAGCGTGAACATATCCAACGCATACCATAACTATGACCATGATATAACTCTTTACTATCCTGATAAACAGTCGGCGAACCGCAAAAGCACACAGGGCTTATCGACTTGATTGTGTGAGGGCTTGCAGTCTCACTATGGTTACTTTGAGTCGTCATCTGTCTTCTCCCTTAGCGTTCTTGATTGGAGCATTTGTCCAGATTACTACGCTTGCCACACCCATCCAGAACAGCCCCTTAAATGCACCTAACCAACTTCTAGAATCACTAAACTCTTGTATCCCATTACTAAGTAGTAAAATCCCAACAACCCAAAAGAATATAGCTTTTTTATTATATTTACCCATCATCTTCTCCCTTAGCTTTAGATTTAAGTTATTCATAACATTTCCATAAGTGTATTAATATCTTCTGTCTCAGGTGGTGGTGACAACTCTGATTTTATTACCACCACTTTATTTAAATGAAATCCTTTGAAATCTTCTAACATCTTAGCTAATCCTCCAACTGGTATTAAATACCTGTCACTATATTCGATTGCATTTTTCTGATTAAATTCAAGCAAATATTCTAAGATTGGGTCAATGTTAGTCGAAGAGGTTTTCTGCATCTTCTACGTCCTCAGGAGTTACATTGTTTACAGTAGTAGTAACATCTTCAGCAATTTCTCTAGGCATACGCTTATCTTGGAGGTAATGCCATAAATCTACATATTTAGTAGTGTCATACTTGTCCTGAGGTTCAGCATAGATAAATGCTTCTTTGCCTATAAGCTTCTCGTTTAGGATTTTAAGTAATCCGTCCTTAGTCTCAGCTGGTGTCTTAATATTACCAAATACTCGCTTACCAAACTCACTGATTGTAGCTTTCTTATCCTCTGATGCGTTGTGGACTAAAATACCTAAGACCTTGATTATTGCCATTTTTGCTCCACCTGGACTGTGCAACCAAAGTGTAGATTCGCCCTCTTCCTCATTTTCTCCGATAACTGTAACCTTAATGATACTTCGATCCTTGCTGTCTGTGCTACCTTCAGCTAAACCAATTGTTACCGTATGAGCGCCAGGAGTAAATCCTGTGCTAGTATTTGGTTCTTTACCTGTTTGTTCTAATGCTTCTTTTAACCAATCTAAATCTGCCATTATTTTTTCTCCTCTATTTTAGCTTTACGTTGAAGTTTTACATACCATATAATTGTTAGTCCTAGAATTGCTGTCCAAACTGCAAATCCAGCTCCATCTCCCAGCCCTATACTTACAAGAACAATTAACCCAAAGTATATTATAGGAATTAATAATAAATGTCGCATGTTATTTGTCCTTCTTTACTGGTTTGTAATAATTTCTTATTGTGGTATCAACTAATTTAAGATCATTAGGTATTAAATCAGTTTTAAACATATCCTCAGGTGTCTTGACTGGGCTAGAACCCTCAAGCTTATGAACTGCAAACTTGTAGCGGTCTTTGACTTCACTCTCAGTGTCATCATAGACTGTTTCTAGTACTACATTAGTTAAACTCTCTGGCTGCAAATTGTCACCAATAAACTTACCAGTAGTCTTAAATTTACGCCTGCCAGTATCCTCAGTATCAACATGAGCAAAAACATAATAGTTTTGGTCAGTTGGCTTACTAACGATCTTCTCGATTAGCGTATTAAATGTATTGGCAATTGACTTGAATACAAAGAATTGATCTTTATCTAAGGCATGTTTGCCCTGATATAGTGTGAAAAACTGGTTAGTGTCATCAATGACCACCATTGGTGCTGGTGCTGCCAATGCTACGGCTGGTAGACTTTCCAAGTCTGTCTTAACTACCTTAATGTCGCTCTTAAATGGCATTTCTTTGCCGGTTGGCGAGATTAGGTTTACGTCAGCTTTAGCTAAGCCTTTGAGGCTAAATGTCTTGCCTGTTCCGCTATAGCCTATAACTACTATTATTCGTGCCATACTATTTTACCGCCTTTGGTGCATTAAGTTTATATGTAACAGTTTTTTCAACGCCGGCTGGTAACTCACCAGTAAGGGTAACGTGTGCATTTGTCTTAGCAGTATCTAATACTACTTTAGTGAATTTCTTAGGGACATCTTTAATGTCTCCTGCTAGTGTAACTCCGTTGACTGGTGATAGCGTTAAGCTAAATTCACCATTATCTATATTAAGTACGTTGTTCTCGATCATAACTTCCTTAAGCTTAGCTACTTCGGCTTTCATGTCCTTTTCAATCTGCTTAACTGCCGCGTAGTTTTTAGCATAGTTGGTTAAAAGCTGCTTATGGTCTGCTGATAGCACCATTGCCTTAGTATCTTCTTCACTCATTATATTAAATTTTCCTTTCTTAACTTATTATCGTATCCCATTGAGTGTATCACAGTAGGACTTTGTTGTCAATAGGCATTTTCCTCCTCCCATAAATTATCTTGGAAATTCTGACGGTTTTCTAAACGCCGGTAAACTGCTGTGTCTATGGTGTACTTACATTTAAACATATAGTACAGCGTGGTGTATTTCTGTCCAGTCCGGTAAGTCCTGCCTAAGCTTTGTGCAAAATCTGCATATGAGTAAGTTGGCGAGTAATAAACAGTTATGTGAGCATACGTAAGCTCGATGCCGTGACTAGCGCTTTGGTATTGCGCCAGTGTTACACTTGGCTGTAAATTGTCCCAGTCATCACGATTAGGCAGATTACTTCTATGCCCCGACTGCTCCCAGATATGGCGATCTGGGTAACTCTCTAATACTTTCAGTATTGCGTCACGCTCTAGGTTGTAGTTATAAAATACAATTACATGATCTGAAGTATCATCTAGGATATTGCGTAATGCGTCTTGTCGATGAGTAGCTAGAGATTGTCTTAAGTAAGTATGTAACTTGCTCGGCATGTCCAGCAACTCTCCGTCCTCTGTAACTCGATTTTGTTTAATATGCTTATAAGTTGCTAATTGTGATTCTGTAAGCTGTATCTCTACATTAATTGTACGTCTTGGTGGTAAGTCTAGTATATGATCTAAACCTTTAGAAATTAGTTGCCAGTAGTATTTCAACTGATCTGTGCCTGCATAACCTATGATTCTAGGATAGCCACGGCTTCGATCAATTAATACGTGCTGGTTAAAAAACTGAGTTTTGTTTTTCCAAAGGTTAAACAATATTCCGTAAGTCTGCATATCTTCCCAACCTTTAGGCAATGGAGTACCGCTTAGTAATATAAATTGCTTACAATTTTGATTCTGTACAGCACGTATGATAGCCTTAGACCGTTTTGCAGTTGCAGACTTGATATAAGTACACTCATCAATTATAAGCACGTACTCAGGCGGAAATTCTTGCTGTTTAGCAAACATTTCGTAAGAATATGTACTATGTAATGGTGCTTCCCAGTCTGTCGCTTCACGCTGCCAATCTTTAGTACGTATTTTACTAGCTGGTGCTACTACTATTATAGGTATATTTGGCGAATAGCGTTTAGCGTGGCTTAAGCTTAATG